CTAAATTGGTAGAAGAATATATTATGGTTTATAAAGCTATTAAAATAGGCGATTGGAGTAGTGAAATTGATTAAAAAACTTTGGGTCAAATTTAATGATATGGATATTATTTGTATGTGTAATGAGCATAAACGTAAATGTAGGGATAAGGGTTGTAAAGAATATGTTGTAAAGTTTATAGAAATAAAAAGAAAAGATAAAAATTTGGATAAAGAGATAAAAGATATAACAGATGCTGTCAAGGGGTTGAAGAAAGCTGAAACGGAAGTTGTAAAAAGTATGAATAAATTTCGGAGATTAAGAATACGTTAAGGTTTAAAGGAGAGAATTATGAATTATTTAGTTGGAATTTCAGGAAAAGCAAGATCAGGTAAGGATACGTTTGCTAAAATGCTGGCGGAGGAACTACAAAGGAAAGAAGGACAGGCATATGTTTTAATGGCATATGCACATGAACTCAAATTGAGAGTTCAAAAAGATTTTGATATGTCTTACGAACAATTGTGGGGAGACGAGAAAGAAATTCCAGATAAAAGATACCCTAAACCAGATGGTGATGGGTTTTGGACCCCCCGCGAAATATTACAAGCATATGGTCAATTCTTCAGGACAATTGATTATGATTTTTGGGTGAAATATTTATTTAGGGTTATTGAAGAAAAAGAATATAAAGATGTAATAATTACTGATGTTAGGCATATTAATGAGGTTGATGCTGTTATTAATAATGGTGGTTATCATACCAGAGTAGAACGTGAGGATAAGGATGGTGTTCATAACGAACAACATATATCCGAGACAGCATTAGATAATGGCCATAGAGTAGATTTTAAAGTTTCAAATAATGGTACATTAGATGATTTAAGAGACAGAGCTAAAGATGTAGTAAGATTTTTAATTAGTAGTGAAAAAATGGTAAATAAGTTAATAAAGAAAGGAGATTAAAAATGGCAGCAAAAAATAAAGGATTGAATATCAGTATTGATAAAGACGAAGTTATGTATACCAACATTTCAAAATCAAAAGATGGTTATAACTCTGCCAGAATTGTTGTTAAACGTGGTGATAAGGAGTATATGAGTATTAGTTATGAGTGGGAAGGTGACGGTGTTCCTGGATTTGCTATGGATCTTATGGGTTTTATGAAAGCCAGTGAGCTTGAACCTAATAAAGTTTTAGATGAGAAAGCTTATTCTGAATATGCGCACCGACCAACCAAAAAAGAGAAAAAAGATAAAGAATCTGATTTGGAGGATGAATAAGAAATAGCCAGCACATGTCAACGTCATTGTGAAGATCAGGCAGATAATATGTATGATAGAAACGATAAACGTTGGAAAGACTTGTATAGATCGTGTATAGATATATGTAAAAGTTTAGAATTATCTGCTGATAAAAAGAAACACAACTGTCCTCCTGGGAAACGTTGGTGAGGTATTCGTAAAAAGTGTGTGCCTAAATAGTTAATTTAGGAAATTTATTGAAAGGGGTAATTTAAATGCCAATTAGTATAGAAGAATTCAGTGAACCAAAATGGATCAGACTTAGAAAAAGATATACTATAGCTGGTATTGAAGATAGTAAATCAAGATTTATAAATTATGAAAATTATCCCCGTAGTTATAGGGGAGGAGATATAAAAAGGCCAGGATATAATCCAAATCACCAATCTACTCGTATAGAGAGAATAAATTTAAGGAGTGATAGTTTAACATTAAAACCATATTAAGGAAAGGATTTATTTATGGATAGAAAGGATATTTATAAAATTATTGATAATGAGAGAGACTATCAGGATAAAAAATGGGGTTATAGACCATCATTACCAGTAGCAGATGAATTATTAATAATGAGAAGTTATTTTAATAAAGCTATGGATGCTTATGTTGGTGTGATGGGTGAAAGAATGTCGTTGGATCGTATAAGGAAAGTGGTAGCTATAGGTATCAGGTGTTTGGAAAACCATGAGAGTAGTGAAAAAATTAGAAGGTAGTGGAAAAGGAGATATTAAATGGTTTCTGTAGAAGAAAAAATTGCTACATTTGAAGATGAATTAAAATTAATATTCGATGAAGATATAAAAGAGTTTACAAAACTTTGTGTTGTTGCTGCTCCAGATTATTTTTTTACTGATTGTCCAGCGTCATCGACAGGCAAATATCATCCTGTTAGTGAATTAGGAGCTGATGGTACTATATTACATACAAAGAAGGTTTTTACTGTTGCTTATGAGTTATGTAGAGGTCTTGATTGTGAACAAAACAGAGACGAGATTTTAAGTGCATGTATTATACATGATTTAAGAAAGCAAGGATTGACTAAATCAGGACATACTACTAAAAACCATCCAGATTTAGCTGCTAAATTAGTAGAAGAAGTCCAAAGAGATACAATGCTTTTAAGTGACGAATCATTTAATTTAATAAGGAACATGGTAGGATATCATTATGGTTTATGGTCTTCTGGTGAATGGCGAAAGCCTCTGTCTAAATTTACACCAGAGGAATTATGTGTCTATATATCTGATTATGTTGCTTCTAAAAGATGTGTAGAAGTAAATTATAGGAGATAATATATGGCTGATTTTAAGATAGAAGGTGATTTAGGTATTGGAGAACTTTCCCCAGGTTCTACTGGTCGTAGATGGGAACCAGAGGAAGGTGTGGGTAAATTGAAAAAGAGAATTCACAAAGAAAGTAGTTATGCTGATCATCATAAAAATTTACCTTTTAAGTTTTCTAAACCTAAACATGGCAATCGTAAACAGTATATGAAATGTACTAATTGTGGGGAGATAGTATATGTTTCTGTAAATACTGTTGGTATTATTTGTAACAATTGTAAGGCATATGTGAATGTCAAGGAGGTGTAAATGAGTGAAAAATAACAATAAGAATGGAGAGGAATCTAAACCTAGAGGGCGTCCTCTTGGTTTTAAATTAAGTGAGGAAAGTAAAAAGGCTATAAGTGAATCAAAAAAAGGACAAAGGCATAAACAGGAAACTAAAGATAAGATTTCAAGATCTTTGATAATATATTTTAGAAAACTAAACTCTTTTTCAGAGGAAATAGAAAATAGATATTGTAGAGCGGATGATGATAATACTTGTGGTTGGGTTCAAAGTGTAAGATCTAAATTAGATAATTTAGATGATGTTTTAACAAGAAAATCTATGTTTAGTAAAAACAGAATAGAGATGACTTGTGGTAATAATATAGAGTATTTCAGTCATAATTTAACACCTGAAATACTTCTTTTGTTTAAAGAGTTTTGTAGAATTAACAATTTAGATCCAGACAAGGTTTATGATGATATAGAATAATTTGAGGGCGGTGAGTTTATTGCAAAAGAAAAAGATGGGAAGACCTAAGAATCCTCCAAAACCACAAGAGATGTTAAAAGATGTAATCCCGATAGATGATATATTTGAAGAAGATGAAAAAACTATTTATTATTCATTAGTAGATATATATCTAAATGACTTTGATAAAGACGATCTTACATCCAGTGATATGGATGATATAATGAGTCTTGCTACTAATAAAGTTTTAGAAATAAGATTGTTAAAGAGTAGTAAAGGTAATGCTGATAAACAATTAGATGTATCAAACGCTATAGAGAAGTTAAGAAAACAAACTGAGAAAATAAAAGATAATTTATCGAGTCGTAGAAAGGATAGAATAAATCCACACGAACATAAAGGTTTTTCCATTGTTGATCTTGCAGTAGCATACGATCAAGAAAGGAAAAAAAGATTTGCTGATAGAGTTAGGATGAATAAACAAGAAGAAAAGGATATTTTAACTGAATACAACAAGTTTGAAGGAAATAAAAATGATATAGATGTGAAAATAAAAGACGATAATGAGGGTCTGTAATGGTTAATAATAAAAACATGAAGATTATAATGGACCAGGGTACAGAGCTTATAGAATATTATCGTCAAAACCCATGTGTTGCAGCATTTGATCTTTGCAGAGCAGACCTAGCCCCAATTCAAAGAATAGTATTTCAAGACATGTGGTTTAAAAATTATGTAATCGGGGTTATGGGGCGTGGCTGCGGAAAATCGAATGATATAAATAGTTTATCGTTTATAGATGGTAAAGGTCTCTGTTATTTATATGAAGAATTTCCCAAAGTTCCTTCTTTCTTACCAGATGGTGAAACTATGGAATTATCACACGATGGTTCCATATATACTTCTAATGGTTTTAAACCAATAAAAAATATATCTCTTGAAAAAAATATATCTGGATTAAAACTAAAGACGAAGGCTGGTTTTGAAAACAAAGGTAGTGTGCATCACCCACTTTTAACAATTGATAAACAAGGAAATTTTTATTATAAACAATTACAAGAATTCAAAGCTGGAGACTATGTTTGTATTCAACGAGGTCAGAATGTTTTTGGAAAGACCAAACTTCCTAATGGTGATGCCTATTTAATGGGATTATTCATTGGGGATGGAAGTATTGGAGAAAAGGCAGGAACACCAAGTATTACCATCTCTGATAAAGAGATAGAAAATTTTTGTATAGATTATTGTGATGTTAACAATGTTGATTATAGAATAAAACATAAAACTACTTCTGAAATAACAATTGATATTTATTTTAAAGGTTTTTGGCAGTTTTTCGAGAAGTATAATATAAAAAAATGTTTATCTTACCACAAAGAAGTTCCTAAAATTATAAGATCTTCTGATAAAAATACACAAATAAATTTTCTAAAAGGATTATTTGATACGGATGGTGGTTTTGAAAAAACAGGTGTTGTAACATTATGTTCTGTTTCTAAAAAACTTATAAAAGAAGTTCAAATGATGTTATTAAATTTTGGAATCATAAGCGGAGTTAGAAAGAAAAAAACCAAATCTAAGTTCGGCAAAGCTTTCATTTTAACTATAGGATCAGATGATGTAAAATTATTTTATGAACTCATTGGTTTTAATGTAAAATATAAGCAGAGACTATTAAAAAATAGTTTAAACAATAAAAAATTAAACACCAATAAAAATATTATACCATTTGTTAAGAACACCATAGTAAAAGAATTAGCAGAGAAATATGGCAGTGCTAGATCTTTCAGCAAGCTGTTTTCAGATAAAAGATATAGATTTGATGACGGCAATAGAAAAAATTTATCATATTGCGTTTTAAACAAGATAATAAATACAGCAGAATTTTATAGTGTGGATCAGAATATTTATAATAAATTATTAACTATTGGTAATAGAAATTATTATTTTGATGAGGTTAAATCTATAAACAACTGGGCCGGAGATTGTTATGATTTTGAAATGAATATGGAGGATACTATAGAACCTAATTATTTTAGTAATGGTTTTATAAATCATAATACCTATATGCAAGGACTTCTTGCTGTTTTACATTGTTTATTATATCCTGGATATAGAGTTGGTTTAATTGCCCCCACATTTCGTCAGTCTAAAATGATGTTTTCCGAAGTTGAAAAATTATATAGTAAATCTGATATAGTTCGACAGGCATGTGAAAAAAAGCCTACTAGAGGCACTGACACATGTTTCCTGAGGTTTAAAGCTGTAGGAGGTAATAGTGGGTCATATATAGAGGCACTTCCATTAGGCGTAGATGGTGCTAAAATTAGAGGGTCTCGTTTTTATTTAATATGTATAGACGAGTTAGCACAAGTACCTGACAAAATTATTGACTTGGTTATTAGACCGTTTGCATCAGTTTCTTTGGAGCCTATGGAAAAGGTTAGAAGATTAGAACAACAAAAGAAGTTAATAGATGATGGTTTAGCCACGGAAGATGATTTTGAAGATGAAACTATTAATAAGATGATAATGACATCATCTGGATTTTTTAAATTTAACCATATGTGGAGGCGTATGAAAGATCATTGGGAAATGGTAGATAGATTTGGTGAAAACTCTATGCATGCTGTTTATCAGGTTCCCTATTGGTTTATGCCAACAGGTTTTTTAGAAAATGACAACATTGAAGAAGCCAAGCGTACTATGTCCAGTTATGAATTTCAAATGGAATATGAAGCTGCTATGATATCAGATTCAGAAGGTTTTTTTAAAGCATCGTTGCTGGAAGAGTGTACTGTTGATAGTGGTTTTAATATAGAATTACGTGGGGACCCAGCAGCTAAATATGTTGTAGGGGTAGATCCTAATCAAGGTGGTAGTGCAAGTTGTGGTATATTAATTATAAAAACAGGAGCTGTTAATAAAATAGTTAGTGTATTAGAATTAAAAAATAAGACAACACAAGGATTAACTAAGGCCATACAGTATATATGTAAAACATTTAATGTTATAAGGATATTTATGGACCAGGGTGGTGGTGGTAAGGCTATAATGGATTTATTAGATGATGGTTATGATGGATTTGAACCTATTATAGACAGAACTGATAAAGACAAGGTTCACAGAAAAGGTTCTCATATATTAGAGATGATTAATTTTACCCCAGCCTGGATAGCAGATGCTAATTTTGCTACCTTGTCTTTGATGGAAGACAGACGATTAAGATTTCCTGAACCACCAATATCCGCTTCAGATGATAGATATGGTATTAGTTATGATGTTTTTAATGTTTTGAAATCTCAGATATTAAGCATAATAGTAACTCAAACATCAAGCGGTTTATTACACTTTGACACACCTAAGAAGGGTCAAAACAAAGATTTATATTCAGCACTTATATTAGCTGCTTATGGTGTAAGAATGATTGAAAAAGAAATGGAAGATGATGGTATTCCTATTTTACATAGTACTGGTGGTATGGTTAGATCACGTACTGGTAGTAATACTTGGAGTCCTTTAGATATGAAAAATAATCCAATTCAAGTACAAACAACATTTGGCAACCATAATCTACAAGCAGCGGTTTTAAAGAAAAGAATTAAATAATTAAAATAATAATGTAACCTCTATACTTATAGAAGTATCTTTTAATTATAGGGAAAGGCGGGCTAAGGGCATGAAATTTGATTTTGATATTTGGAAAGTTACAAAATCAGTGGTATTAGTCTTGTTTATTATTTTTGTATTTTTTAATTTTAATAAAATTTTAAATAAATTTAATCAGACACCACCACAAAAACCACAGATAATACAAATACAAGATAATGCCCTTTTAATAAAATTAGCTGCTGATAATCAAAAGATTAAAGAGTTAGAATTGGAGTTAAAGGAAAAAAACAGTCTTATATTAAAATATGCAAAAGAAAATAAAGAAAAAGTTGATGAAATTGGTGTTATAAAATCAAAATTGGAACAGACTGTTAAGCTTCAACAATCATCTTCACATGTTTATTTAAATGGTAAAATAACCGATCATCATTTTATAAAAATTTATAAAAAAGCATCTGATGGTACTGAATTTCCTGTAGCATGGGCAATGTTTCATCCCAACCAAACCGATCCAAATAAGTTATGGAAAACTGGTACCTATCCATTAGAGTTTAACGTAAATGTTATTGAAACCGAAAATGATAAAGGTACTTTTAATAGATACGCTGAACTTAATGTCGAAAACAATCAAATGGAAGAAACAAAAGGTAATAAATATCCAGTAAAGATAACTAGATTAGATTGGGGTAAAAGTGAGAGAAATGATAAAAGTTTTTATTTATGGAATCCTAGATTAGGTGTTGGTGGTGTAGTTACCAATGATATCGCAGCCCCAAAATTAGATATAAGTTTATCATCTTATGGAAAAACTAAAAGGGATATGGATTGGCGGTTTTTGACTTTAGGTGTTGGATATTCCAATTATGAGGATGCTAATGGAAATTTTGTTTTTGAATTTACGCCCGCGCAGTGGAATTTTGGTAATGCAGTCCCATTAATAGAAAATGCTTTTATAGGACCATCTGTTGGATGTACTGATTCAGGAAAAACATCTTTTGGTTTTTCAATATCTGTACCATTTTAGTAAAGGAGAATAATAATTATGGCGACTAGCTATTTGGAAGATAAAAGTAAATATAGAGCCAATCAATGGGCTACTACATGGTCTGGTGAAGCACCTCCAGAGGTGGATGCTAAAATTGGTAGAAAAGACCCTACTTATATAACAGCTGTTGAAGTAACACCAACTGTTTCAGGTACTACATTAAGAACTAATTATAGGTAAAGGAGAGTTTTTTTTATGAAAGAAGAAACATTAATGGATATTACAGCTTCATTACAGGAAAAATATCCTGATGTTGGAATAAGGAAAATAGAGGTGCGTGAGGATGGTTCATCTTCTTTTTATTTAGATCCTACGCATAAAACATTAGCTTTTCTTGATAAAGGCCGTGCTGTAGTTCCTCATATTTTTAGAGAAACAGCTGCAACTATTACAAGAGATGCTATTGATAGAACAAGTTTAGATTTAATTCAAAAAGATCCATATGAAGATACACCACAAAATTTATTTAAAAGAGCTGATAGATATTATTATACTGATCCATTAGTGGGTTCTACCGTAAATTTATTAGCTACTTTATCAGCTAAAGGATTCGAAAATGATATAGATGATGCTAATATCAAACAGTTTTATGATGCTTGGGCTTTTGATGTAAATTTAATAGAGGTGTTGGAATGGATTTATTTAGATTTTTTTAAGATAGGGCACGTTGTTACATACAAAGTTCTTGCAAAATATGAACCAAGAGTATCTTATCTATCACCTATTCCAGGAAAAAAATTAAAGAAGCCTACTAGTAAATCTAAAGCTACAGGAGAAAGATTAAAAGATTTGGCAGAAAAAGAAGTTGAAGAAGTTTTAAAAGCTTTTAGGGAAGAAGCTAGAAGAATTGGTAAAACTGATGAAGAAATAAAAGAACTTGAAAAAGCTGCCAAGAAAAATATATGGTCAAAAGGACATTTACCAGTTTCGTATACAGTTTTAAATCCTCAATTAGTTAATGTTACTGGTAATTTACTGTTTGATAAGACATCTACAACTTTAAGACCACCTCCAGAATTAACTACATTATTAAAGAAACCTACTGCTGAGCAAACTGAAGAGGAACGTGCTCTTATAAAAGCATTACCTGGTGATTTGAAAAAAGCTGCCGAAAAAGGTGGGGAATATCCATTAGATTCGCGGTTGGTTGGTAGTATTACTTATAGAAAACAACCATATGAAAGATATGCTAAACCTAGAGCTACACGTATATTTGATAGTTTAGATTATAAGAAATGTTTACGACAAGCAGATTTGAGTACATTAGATGGTATATCAAATTATATTCTTAAGATAACAATTGGTTCTGATGAATATCCTGTTACTACACAAGCTGAGCTTGAGGCAGTAGCTCAATTATTTAATACACCTAGTAAGTCATTTGATGTGGTATGGAACCACACATTAAATATAGAAAAAGTAGTATCACCAGAAATTGAAGCTGTATTAGGACAGGAAAAATATGCGCAGGTTAATGATGATATATCAGGTGGTTTAGCTATTTCCAGAGCTTTAATAGATGGTATTTCTGATTTGAATGTTGCAGAAGCAGGATTAGTTATTAAAGGTCTTATGGAAGAAATAAATTATGCACGAAGGCAAGTTACTAGATGGATTTATAGGGAGTATCAACAAATAGCTGAAGCTGTAGGTTTTGATAGTTTTCCAAAAATTAGATGGGATGAGGGTGTATTGCAAGATTTAGTATTATATATGAATACACTATCACAACTTGTTGATCGTCGTATGTTAAGTTATAGAACTGCACTTGAAGCTTTAGGTTTTGATTTTCCGAACGAAAAGAAAAATATGGAAGAAGAGTTTAAAATTGTTCAAGATGGTTTGTTTGGTATTATTGGTTCTCCGTGGCAACAAGCAAAAAGTCCTTTTGGCGCCGGCGGTGGTGGAGCCGTACAACCTGTGCAAAAAGCTCCAATTGGAACACCTTCCAGTGGACGACCTAAATCACAACCCGCTAAAAAGAAAACACCAGAACCAGTACCTACAGCAAAAACACCGAAACCTAAGAAAACAACTTCTGGTGAAACTTTAAGTAATATAGTTAAAGAATTGAGTGACGAAGAATTTTTAGATTTTAAACATGAATTAGAAAAAATAAGATTAAAGAAATAAACTAACTATATAATAACTGAGGAGGTTATTTTTATGGCTAGACGAAAAAATAAGATTACAAAAGGTGCTAATAGAAGAAAAAAGACATAGTAGTTTATAAGGAGGATTTAAAGTGGAAAAGAAGGATCATATTTATTTAAAAGCCGATATTCAATTACACGATGAAACGGATGAATTAAAAGAGGAAGCATCTATTATAGAATTACCTAAAGAAGGGAAAAAACAAATTGATTTACAATATTTTTCCGCTGTTTTCGTGTCATCTGGTGCTAATTTAAATTATGCGTATTTTCTTCCATCAGAGTTAGTAAAAGCTGAAGGCACTATTGTAAACAAAGCTATGGATGTTGAGCATAAGGAAGAGGAAATAGTTGGTCATATTTATAAAAGAGCCTTTATGGATGAAAAGGGAAGTGAAATTTCTTTAGAGGAACTAGCATCTCTTGAAGAAGCCAGTTTAGATAAGAAAAAATTTCACATAGCAATAGCTGGTATTGTTTATAAAAACCGTTTTCCAGATTTAGCAGATGAGGTAGCGGCCGGGAAATGGTGTGTTAGTATGGAGGCTTACTTCAAAAATTTTGATGTAAAAGTAGGTGATTTGATTATAAGTCGTAAAGAAGCTGAGGCTTTAGGTATAGCGGATGATGTTAATATATTTGGAAGAATTGGCAAAGTACTTAAATCTGGTGTGGAAGTGGCTGTCGGCAAGATTGATAGGGTATTACGCGATATTACATTTTCTGGTTGCGGTTTTGTAAAGAAACCTGCTAATCCACCATCAGTGGTATTAGAAACAGCCGCAGATAAAGGAGTAAATATGAATAATAAGGACGATATTCTAATTATAAATTATGATAAAATATCAAATGAAAAAAATAATAATGTAACCTCTATTATTACAGACACATCTGATTTAGAAGAAGCTGAGTTACAATATAATGACACGATTGGTATTTGTGTAAATTATAGGAAGACTGTTTTTGATAGTGCATCTGAAGATAGAAATAAAATTTTACACACAGATTGGTGTACTCAATATGAGAGAGGATGTACATCTTTCTCTAGAGATGTCACTGATCCTAAGTGTTTAAGAAATCAGGTATCAAAAGCTGCGGCAAGTATTACTGAGAAGTTTTTAAAAGAAAGAGTTGAAAAAGACAAAAGAAAAGAATTGTTGAAGGAATTACAAAAGTTGCTTTAAAAGCTGATTGATGCGAGTCAGTTAAAACAACAATCGTAAAAAGGAGGATTTAAATTATGACACAGTTAGGTCAAGCCCAAGTAGGGCTGTTGAGAAGTACCCCAAAACTTACCAGAATTAATGGTGATGATAATTTGAAGGTTATTTGGAGAAACATGGGTAATAACCATGCATATCCATTTTTTTGGGCCGATGAGTTTGTAGTAGCATCTGGTATTACAAGTATTGTTCTTGCTGATGGTGTTAAATTCCATGGTTTTGATTTAGCTACATATGCTAATGTTACAGCAACACCTAATTGGAATGCAGGGTCGTTTTATATTACTAAAAACACTACAGCAAACACACTTACATTTCATTGTACAACTGCCGGCGCTAATGATGGATCTTCTAAAGTTGATGTTAAATTTGCGCTCGGTGTTGATCCAGTGATCGAAGGTATTTATTGCGGTACATGGAGTAAAGATAATATTAGAGCAGATTTACCATAATTAAAAAAGCTTTTATATCTGGTTTCTAAATATTAATTTAATTATACGTGTATTTTTGTTTTAGGAAAAGGAATTAAATCCAAAATTCCTAAGAATATGGGAACATTTCAGGTTGGTACGTAAAGTGTATAATTATTTTGTATATTGGAACAAAAATATATAGGAGGTAATGGTTGATGGATGAAAAATTGAAGAGTGATGTCGAAGCTGTAGTGGCTAAGATATTTTCTGAAAAGGAAGATGCTGAGATCCGTAGACAAACTGAAGATGCTTTAAATAAAGCAGCGGTCACTATTGATGAACTGACCACTTCTCTTGAAACAAATAATACTGAAGTTTCGGAAATCAGTGAAGAACTTTCTGAAGCTAAAAAAACTATCCAAACTCTCGAATCTGAGCTTGAGGCAGCCAGAGCAGAGATGGAGGAAGTAAAACAAAAAGCTGAAGAATCAGAAAGTGCCTTAGAAGAAATGAAAAAGGATAGGGCCACCGAACTCAGAGTAGCCGAGCTTAAAAAAGCCGGAGTAATTTCTGATACAGAGGCTCAGTCATCTAAAGTCAGAGAAATGTCTGACGAAGAATTTGCATCTTATAAAAATGAATTAGTTTCTATTAGAGAAGCCGTAATTGCCGAGCTTTCCAAATCAAAACCCCCAGCAGAAGGTGCTGAAGAAGGTGCTGGTGAAGAAGTTCCGCCAGCCGAAGAGGGTGCTGAGGAAGGTGACGGAGAAGGTACCGAGGAAGGTGCCGAAGAAGGTGCCGAAGAAGGAGCTGAAGAAGGTTCTGAAGAAAACCCACAGGTTCCGCCTGCTAAAGTAGATCCCGGCCAGGCTGTTTCAGCGGCTCTTAATTTTGAAATTTTTCCTTCAGAGGATATGAAATCTAAATATCAGAGTATGGGAAAAGCTATGGCTAATTTAATGATTAAGAAAAAGAATGATTAAGGAGGAAGACGGATATGTTTATACCTAGACATCCTGTTGTAGAAAACCAATTCTGTGCTTATGCAGCTCAAACTGGTGACGCTACTGGCGTTGGTGGTGTGCTTTGTTATGCAGGCTCAGTTTTGTATTTGGATAGTACAGCTACTAATCAAGAAGCTATTGTAATAAAACTTGATCATGCTGCTGGAGATGCTGGGGCTAAAGTACCTTTTGGTTTTGCTATGCAAAAGGTTAAAACTGGATATCATTCAGTACACCCAGCAGGTTTTGTAATGAATGGTGATTTAGGTTCCAGTGATGTTATTGCACAACCTTCTTATAGTGCTGGTGCAATTAATGGTACTAAAGAAGCACCTTTGGGTGTGGCACATCTTGGAATTTGGGATACAGTACACTATACTGCTAAAGGTACTGGTGGTACTACTACTGCTTATGCTAATTATGTACCATCCGCGGCATTATTGCCTGGGGTATCTTTATACCCAGCGGGTGATCAGGCTAAAGTTACTAATAGTGATGTAGTTTCTGATGGTACTGATTATAATGGTGAGTATGCTGTAAATAGTAATGTTAATGTAGCTAAAGTAGTAAAAGGTGCTAGTATTGCTAAGATTACTGCGAATTGTCAGAATACCACATTGTATCCAATTAGAATTAAACTTTTAATATAAATAAATTTATAATCGGATTAAAGCACAAAACAGTGCTTCCGAAACTAAAGATAATGAGGAGGAGTTGTTATTATGGATAGACAAGAAATGATGGATCTTTTTAGAGCTACTGCTGAGATTCAGACACAGGAAGGGCTTGCTGCTTATAGAGCTTTTGCTGCAGCTTTGACAACTCCAATTCTGCAGAAAATTGAACTGGAATCAATTATGCGTCAATTGTTCGCGGTCGAAAGACTTGCCCCTGGCGCGCAGGCTGGACGCACGGCCTGTTAAAATTTCGCTATATGCTGGAAACTCCAAAGCCGTCCTTTACTGCTAACGTGAAAATAAGGAGGATATTATGGACAATCATGCAGGTAACTTTATAGTTAATGATAATTATTTTGCTGGTTTGGTAGACAGTGATTTTGGTGTTTATATTCACAGATTTTTTCCAAGAGGTAAATTACAATTAAGACCTACTATTTCTTTTAGTAACACAAGATTTAACTTAATTGAAGCATGCCATGATTATTTGGAAAAATATAATATAAATCACCATATAGCATATCGTAAAGCTACTATTGGTAAAGACAAAAAAGAAATTACTATAAAGCGTTTATCAAAATGTATAGATTTTGCTGATAAAATTAAAGGATATTGCATTGTAAGAAGACCTCAATTAGATATTATTAAAGAGTTTTGTGAAGATAGGTTATATTATGTTAATGAACTGGGGTGGAAACAAAACAATACCCCATATACAGATCACCAAAAAAAATTGTATGATAAAATTGTAGAATTGAATCTTAATTATAATTATGATGCTGGATATAGAAATAGTACAATTTCTTGGTTAGCCGGCATGGTTGATGGTGATGGATCTATATGTTTTGTTGTAGATAAAAATAAACGCATAATACCAACATTAGATATAACTACTGGATCAGATACCACAAAATATAATCTGTTCGAATTGTTTGATAAATTAGATATAAAATATCAAGACAGAACAACTAAATCTAAAGCTAAAAAACGTTCGGGCAGAAATAAGAAAAAATTTCATTATAATATATTTGTTAAGAGTTATGAGCCTTTGGAAAGAATATTGTGTTTGTTGAATGGTGAATTAATAGCAAAACAAAAGCAATTAGAACTAATGTTAAAATATTTTGAAATTAAAAAAGCCAATAGGTTTAATACAAAAGAGATATGGAATATTGTACAACAAGTAAAATATCTTAATCATAATTTTAACTATAAAGATACCTCAGAGACTAATACGCGAAACACCGAAAGGTGATGATAGAGTCCAATCCTTATGGTAACATAAGGTATGAAATATTTTGGCTATTTAGGTGTATCCCATAGCCGAAGATTTTGAGATCCCAGTTTGGGTATTACCGGGTCTAGGATATGTGGCCCAGAATTTCATCGAGGGTATCGGGGAAGAAGTATATATCCCAACATTTACCATCGATGCATCTGCGGATTGGAAAATTACTTATGCTAGAGATTCACGTATTGATATACCACAGAGAGCTGCAGCTAGAGCAGCTAAGGATTTAGCCAATTATGAAGAAGAGTAAAAATACATGCTCCTTAGTATAGTAATATACTAAGCAAACCACGAATATGCTGGAACATCTTGTTAAGCTATAAGTACTAGTCATTAGACAGTAAAAATCTTATAGATAGAGAAAATCAGCAGAAATGGAGAATTTATGATAGTAGATAAAGATACATTAGAAAATACATATAATGGTAATATATTTGAAACAGCAGTTTTATTAAGAGAATCGGTACAAACTATTATGGCGTCATTAAAAAAACATGAAATAGAATTTGAAAAACCTAAGCATATATATGGGAGTTTAAAGCGAACAGATTTTTCGGATTTTCAGAAAAGTTTGTTAATAGGTTCCATACTTGGTGATGGTCACCTTGAAAAAAGAGGTCACTTGAAGAATGCTTTATTTAGGGAAGAACACGCACTGGATCAAGTTGGATGGTTGAAATGGAAACACAGAAATTTAAAACCTTTTACTACTGCTAATATGTGGAATAGAGACAGAGGAAAAAAAGCTTTAATGCCAGATGGTAAAGGTGGAAAGAAATATTATAACATACAAAACGTATGTGCAATATCTACAGGAACTCATCCATATATAACTAAATTACATAATTTATTTTATAAAAATAGAGTAAAGGTTTTGCCAAAAAAATTCATAGAAGAAAACTTTGATCTGACGTCATTGGCGGTTTTAATAGGAGATGATGGTAATTTTTGTGAAAACAGCATTAGAATATGTACAGATAATTTTACTAAAGATGAAGTTTATTTTTTAGCTGATATATGTTCTAGGTTTTTTAATAGTAGAATAACAGTTAGAGAAGAAAAAAAGGATAAGTATAGAATAGTGTTTACTGAAATAATCAAAGATTTGTGTTTTTTTGACAGATTAAAAGACATATTACCAAAATGTATACATCATAAAGTTTCTCCAGTTCTCAACGAACACCAAGTGGCTACTCACTGAGTAGATGGTATGTTCTGGACTATATGGAGACATATAGAGCCAAAAAGAAATTTTTGGCCGCCTGAATATAATTTCAGGTCATAAAAGTAACAGAATGGTGGTTGGCGAGTTATTATGCCGGCGGCAACGTCAGCATTTTCAGGTAAAGGGTTATTAGGGTCAAGACCTGCTCCTATTTATGAGATCAATCCTGCTTCCACAGGAGCCGGATATCTTTCTAAAGAACTTATTAATAAGATGATAGTTGGGTTCAAGAGAACTGGTAGAACTCTTACAGATCTTTATGTATCTCCTGAAGATGCTGCTGATATCCGTGAATGGACGGATACAGATATTGATCCTGTAACTAGAAGAGAGATATTCCAAGCCGCTGGTATGGGAATGATTTGGAATGTTAGCCTCCATGAAGTACAACATCTTGGAGCTACCGGTATGTATAATATCAATAGTAGTGATTCTGAATATGGAAAATTTTTAGCTTCTGGTGTTACGTTTAATAATTATAGTTTGGATAATCCAAATAAAACTAATGCTGATGGAACTATTAATTCTTTAGGAGAAACACAGATTCTTGGTTTTGATTTGAGCGTCAATGATTCTCTAGTTATGCCTATTAGAAAAGATTATGAAGCTTATGATGATCCTACATTGCTTAGAATACAAAAACAAGGCTTCTTCGGTTGGGCCGAATTAGGTTTTGCTTGTTTAGATAGTAGAATGATAGGACTTGGTGTAATTGATAGAAGTTTATAAAATAAATTGATCCCACGTCATTTATAATGGCGTGGGATAGATTTAAGGCAAACATATGTTGAGAATTATAATAGTATTTTTATTTTTAGTTATATTTACAGAAGCTATTACTGAAATAATAACTAAATCTGAATTATTCAGTCCAATTAGAAAATTCTTTTTTGATAGAAGACAGAACAAACTCAGTAGATTTTTACATGATTTAATTGATTGTGGGTATTGTGTATCTGTGTGGATTGGATTATTTTCTGCATATGTTTTTATTTTTGTGGATAATATAATATTCAATCTTTTTTTTATAGGTATAGTTTTACATAGATTGTCTAATATATTACACTATTTAATAGATAGAATTAACAGGAATCATGATATAAATTTAGACTAGGAAAAGGTTATTAAATAACATTTAAGAGAAGGAGAATGAAAATGGAAGGATACGTACTAAATAAATCTACCATGTGGTTGCATGCTATGAAAAGAGCTGTTGCGCCCGGAGGTAAAATATCATTAGATGAATTATATGATCAATATGGTAAGAAACATGAATTACCTAAAGGTGATGGTTTTATAGAATGGTTAAAAAATGTAAAATTAAGAAATAATGCTAATTGGAAGATTGTTATAGGCAGTGAAAAACTTAAGGAAGAAAAAGAAGTTGTAAACATTGCAAAA